ATGCGAAATATAAATTCAATAATGATGAGGCTTGCTAAGAGGGCAGAGAAACTTCAGCCAGACCATCTGATCAGATCCTTTGTTGACGTTGGCCCCACATATACCCTATTGTCCAGTAATGACAATCAGATAATGTTCGGTAGAAGAGGTACGGGGAAAACGCACTTCTTGGCTGTTCTTTCCAACAATATTCAACAAAGTGGGATCATTTGTGTTCCTATAGACATGAGGTTGATAGGATCTACTGGAGGGATTTTTTCTGACCCCAATATTTCATTAAGTGAAAGGGCCACCAGATTACTTTCTGACACGTTATGTAATATACATGAAATAATTCTAGACTATATTTTTGAAAAGGATCTTGAAAATACGACTGAAATAGCGCAATTACTTAATGATTTTATTGATAAGGCAACCTCATTAAATATAGAAGGTACCACGGAGGAGGAAAATTGTTCGGTAAGCCATAATTCTATGAATTCTTCGATAGGTTTAATGGTAACTAATACCAACATATCTGCCAATTTTTCACGCTTAGATAAAATATCATCAGATAATACGGAAAGAAAAAAAGTATCTGGAAAGAAAACATTAAGGATTCACTTCGGAGAAATCACTAAGCTACTCAGCAATATAGTTTCAAAATTACCAAAAAAAGAATTATGGGTACTGATTGATGAATGGTCTGAGGTACCAATGGATCTTCAACCTTATCTTGCAGAACTTCTTCGTAGAATTCTATATCCCATCTCTGGTATTACAGTAAAAATAGCAGCAATAGCCCATCGATGTAATTTTTTACTACATGATCAAGACACTGGTGTTCGTGTAGGAATTGAACTTGGTTCTGACGCCTCTTCCGTTATTAATTTAGATGAGTATATGGTTTTTGATAACGATCGTGATGCTGCTAAGACTTTTTTCAAAAATCTGCTTCATAAACATGCCCAAGCAATAGATAAAAATTCAATATGTGATGTTGAGGCAAACTTGTTTATTAATGATGTGTTTACTCAACCATCAGCGTTCGATGAGTATGTCCGTGCGGTAGAAGGGGTTCCTCGAGATGCTATAAATATCATTTCACTTGCGGCACAGTCAGCACTGGAGAACAAAATATCAATTGTACATGTCCGTAAATCTGCGCAGAAATGGTTTCAGGTAAATAAACATGCGGCCCTAAATAGCAAACCTGAAGCAGTTGTTTTACTTGATAAAATAATAAACGAAGTCATTGGACATAGAAAAACACGTGGTTTTTTAATAAGTAATGAAAACAATAATCCTTTGATTGATTATCTTTATGATATGCGGGTTATTCACGTTTTAAAACAAGGAGTTTCAGCTCGAAACGCTATAGGAAAAAAATATACACTCTATACTCTTGATTATGGTTGTTATGTAGAACTTATGTCCTCAAGTTCTGCTCCATTAGGCTTAATAATCGAATCAGATGAAAATGATGAGTTAAAGTACATTGAGATTCCGAAGTCAGATTATAGATCAGTTAAAAATTCAATTTTAGATTTTGAAAGTTGTCAACAATTAAGATTAAATTTAGTGACATCGACAGATCATCTGCAACTTCCTATTAATAATGGTAAACATAAAAACGTAGAGAAGCCAATTGATAGTAAAATAATAAATTCAATTCCAAAAAATATTGGTTCATTGAAAATAGCAGGAACAATTTATATTCCTATAATTATGGTGGCATTGGCATTAAGAAAAGCAAGAGGTTTTGATAAAAGCCATGCTGTGGAGTTGACGAAAATAATAAATGAGCACATTGTTATTGATGTAAATAGACCAAAAATAGCAACCAACAATATGTCAAGAGAACTTAGAAAGGATAATATATTGGATCTTCCTTGGCTAGAGTTCCATGAAAATGGTAGAAATCCACAATTTTCTTTGCGCTCTAACTGGAAAGATTACTGGTATCAGTATTTTGGGAAAAAAGCTCCAGCATTTTGATAAAAAAGTGGCATTTACAAAATAGCTAATGCCACTCTAATGTTTAATGGGGGAGAAGGTAGCAAATAATCTTTAAAGTATATAAGAATTTTCATGACGTAACAGTCTGCCAAATTTGTTATTTGTTAGACGTGTGTGTTTCCGGCACGATATTGACTATACGCCAAAGGTTTCAGAGCTTAATCGGTTCGCTACACCCGACACTGGGAGCGCCTACCTATGTTCTCTTCTCCCGCCCCATCTTCATCACCTCATAAAACGTCCCCCGTCCAAGCCCATCAGACGGTAATTCCCGCTCCTGCGCCAGCGTCTTCAGCTTACGAAGTATCCGATCCGAAGTCGGTTTATCAGACGTACCATAACGCCCGTCAGTCTCCTCAACCAGAAGCTGAACCAGTAACCAGCAGAGCCTGGCAGTATTCTCCCGAGCCTTGTCGCGTTTATGCATCCCACGCTGGGAAGGTTGTGTGGAAGCAGTGAGATCCGGAAGCGCGTCGTCGCCGAGTGTCTTCAGCCACTTGCGGCCGCGACTGTGACGCGACAGTTTCATCACCGCCTTCAGGCTCCGGGCCTTAATTTCTGGCGGCGTGAGTTCGTCATCAATGAGCCGCCAGGCCAGTGCGAACATTTCATCGGCATAGAACATGCGTTTGTTCGCCGGGGCGCTGACCATGCCCGTTGCTTTGATGGTGCGGCTGATGGCGTCGTGCAGGATACGGTAATTCTCCTGATGTTCTTCCGGCAGGGCGTTTGCAGGTTGGGAAGCATCGAGGCCGAGAAGCAGGAGGGCAAGATGCCGCGCTTCCAGCAGCGGCATATCGCATTCCCGTTCAAACAGACTCTGACGAATGGGACTGGTCACATTATTCTCCTTCCACGATTTGCAGCGGTTCTTCTGCACCGAGCAGCACTTGCCGTCTGGCGGCATCAACGTAGTTTCCCCACCACTGCATCAGCGGTCGCCTTTGTTCCAGATAGTCGCTGCGGTTGTAGGCCGCTTCGATTTCGTCTTCTTTCTGGTGTGCCAGTGCAGATTCCAGTACTTCACGGGGAAAATGACCTGCACCCGCCGTTCTGGCGATGCTGCGCATACCGTGGGCAACCAGCTCACCGCCGAACCCCATACGGATAAGCGCGGCGTTCGCGGTCTGCTGGTGCATGTGCTCCAGTGGTTTGCGGATGCTGGGGAAGACCCACGGGCGATGGCGGCTGATGGGCTCCATGATCTGAAGAACGCGCAGCGCCTGTTTGCTGAGCGGCACCGCGTGCGAACGGTTCATCTTCATAAAGGTGTCGGGGATGCGCCATTCCGCTTTTTTCATATCGATGTCGCACCAGCGGGCGCTGACGGCTTCGCCGGGGCGAACCCAGGTCAGTAGCTCCCATTCGATAAGACAGCGGGTTTCCTTGCGGATAGAAGCGTTCTGTAAGGCCAGCATCAGCCTGCCCAGTTCACTGGGGTGAAGGGCGGGCATGTTCTGCTTTTTCGGTTTCTTGAAGCGGGCGACCAGGTTGTCTGCTGGGTTAAACTCGATGAGCTCTTCGGAGATGGCGAAGCGGAAGATTTCATTGAGCCGTGAGATAACCCGGCGCAGCGTTTCGAGGATACCCTGTTCTTCCAGCGGTGTGAGGTGCTCCTTGAGCATCTTAGGGCGGATCTCGGTGACGGGCGTACTGCCCAGAGAAGGGAAGACGTGCATCTCCAGCGAACGCCAGACATCTTTGGCGTGATCTTCGCTAAGATCGCTGGTCCGTTTCTTCTCTTTGAGCCACTGTTCCGCAACTTTTTCCAGCGTGCATTCATTCTGGATGCGTTTTTCTTCAGCTATTCCTGCTAAGTGTTGACGGGGATCGATGCCCTGCCAGAGCAGTCGTCTGTATTTCGTGCGAGTTTCGCGGGCCATCGCCAGTGTAACGACCGGGTAAGGGCCAAGGCTGGTTTTGGTGCGCTTTTTGGTGACGGGATGATAATACTCGAAATGCCAAGCCTTCCTCCCTGAAGTCTTAACCAGCAAGTACAGGCCTTCACCGTCCCGTAGCTCATAGTCTGTGCTACGGGGCTTCGCGCCAGCGATCTCCACATTTGTTAAGGGTTTCAGTTGCTTAGGCATGTTTTAGCACCACGCTTTTTTAGCCCCACGATACCGTGGTGCTAAACATGGTGCCAAAAGGTTAAGATTCATACAGAGATCATGACCACACATGCAACAAAAAAGCCTGCAACTCGTTGAAGTTACAGGCTTTTTTAAGGTTCATGATGCATCATGAATGAATGTTTGGTGGAGCTGGCGGGAGTTGAACTCGCGTCTGAAAGATATTTAACTCATTGAAAATAAACAATTCTGTCAGTGTGACAGGTCTCAAGTGCATTTTACGTGCATATTGATGTCTGTCTAACGTCCTGATTCTGTCCAACATTTTGAAATATTTCCCCCGCTACAGCGCGGCTGAAATCGCGGTTTTACCGTCATATTCAGCGAGGTATTTACCGTAGTTGCGGAATATCATTTCCGGCCCTTTGTGGCCCATCTGTCCGGCAAGCCAGAAGAGGTTTACGCCCTGGCTAATATGCTTGGTGGCGAATGTGTGCCGCGTCTGGTACGGGTTACGGTAGCGCACACCAGCTTTTTTCAGAGTCGGTACCCATGCTTTTTTACGGATCGCGTCGGCGTTCGCCCAGGGTTCTCCCGTTTTTGGATCGCTGAATATGAACTCACTTTTCATAAAGGTGTATTGCTTCTGCGCCTGCAGTGCAGCCAGTGCCTCACTGTTCAGCTCAACCTTACGGGTACCGGCTTTTGTCTTGGTGCCTTTTAGTACCCCTACGACACTGGCCGCCTGTACGTGAGCTGTGTTCGCTATGGTGTCGAGATCAGGCCAGCGCAGCGCGCACAGTTCGGAACTCCGCAGACCGGTATTGAAAGCAAAGCGGAACAGGTTTTCCCATTCCGGATACCTGCAGCTCTGGTAAATGGCGAGGGTTTCCGCTGGCGTGAACGGGTCAACCTCGTAATCGTCGGCGCTCGGGCTGTTGTCGATCACGTGGTACCGGCTGGCACTGACGAGGGTTACCGGGTTAATGGTCAGCAGGCCATCCGTAACAGCTTCATCGATGGCGCTGCGCAGAAACGAAAGGTTATTCCTGGTCGTTTTCAGCTTTGTTTTCCGGCTGGCTATCCAGTTTTTAAGGACCGCTGGCGTCAGTTCTGACACGTGGAGTTTATGCAGGGCTGACAGCGCCGACAGGCATTTTTCATAACCGTTGATAGTCGACGGGGACAGGTTGCGGTTCTGGCAGATTTTCAGGTACTCGTCCAGGTAAGACTTTATGTTTTTGGTTTTCTTCACCACCCCGAACAGCTCCAGCTTTTTGGAGTTGGGGAAATATTTCGCATATTCAAAGATGCCACTGACGATCTGGTTTTGTATCTCCCCGAGCAGGCGCTCGGCGTACTTCACACCGCGCGCGTTTGCTTCCAATTTGGAGAGGGGCTCCCGGCACAGAACCCCTTTATATGTGAAAGTGATAACCAGAGTGTCGCCAGTTTTATGCTGGCGGATGGTTACTCCTCTTGGGAGAGATAATGATCCTTGTTCTTTCTTGCCCACTTTGAAACCTCCGTTAAGTCAATCCAGCGTTCTTTAACGCCATCGACTTTTAATACATGTACTCCCTCCTTCCATAACCCCCTTTGTATCCGTTTGTTAACGGCTTCTACCGTTTCCCCCGCGTCCCTGCAGTACGTTGAAAGGGGTACACAGTCAAGACTCATGGCTGACCTCCTGCCCGAAAGCCTGGGCATTTTCCAGTTCATTAGCGGCATAAATCAGGGCGTTGTGATGAGCGCGAAAACCACCATCGAGTTCGTGAGCAGCTCGGTCGCGCAAGATGTCGATCGCAGCCTGATAGTCATTCTGGCAATCGGCCGAACTGGCCGGCAGCTCCCCCAGCACCATCAACATGTTTTCCGGGTCGATGGGAATAGTGGCGAGCCCCAGTTCTTTGGCCTCCGCTGCTAAACGGGTCCAGCGTGCAATAATTTCAGTGGTACCTTTTTTCATGGCATACCTCAGAAACCTATCAAAAATTTATACTCAATCAGCGCTCCGAAAACGACGGCCGCCACGGCGCCATAGTCCTGATGTTGAATTTTCATTTTCTGTCCTTCAGTTTGCTGTATCGTTCATGGCTCATTACTTCCCAGTTCTGGCCGCCATCTCGGGACAGCAGCCGCCAGCGGCGATTAACCCTCAGGCTCAGGTTTCCGGAGCCGTGCATACGGCAGGGATGAATCCGCCTGGCTCTGAACTGACGGAGGACATGGACCGCCTGCAGGTGCACCCACTCAGGAATTCGTATCGCTGTCAGGGCCATTGTCCTTCTCTCCTGCAGGTGGGGTGATCGTGTAACCGGCTTGTTCAGCCATCCATAAAAAAGTCTCCAGCGATGCTGTAACCTCGCCGTTCTGAACCGGGCGCGCGTGGATAACTTTCCCGTTCTCGATTGTCAGCACGATATTTATTGGTTCGTGCGTGATAATTGGTGTCTGGTCACTCATGGCTTGTCTCCGCTGTGACTGATTTTTGTTTCTTGGCAAACTCGACCAACTCAGCAATGAGATCGTCGATTAATGCTTTTCCGCTTTCTGTCAGGAACTCACCGCTGCCATTCACATCTACGGCGTTGCTGTAAATTCCTCTGATGGCTTTTACACCGTCGATATTCCCGTATTCACAGAGAGCCAGCTTTTCGAATCGTCTCAACAAACCATCAAGTAGTATTTCTGTTAATTCGACTGTGTTTAGTCCACCCTTAGGCATATTAATAATGATGCAAGTGCTTCCGGTCTTACGCTGGTGGCGTAATAACGCAGCCTTTAAAATTCGACGGCGATAAGTGTTAATTAAATTATCCATTTATTTAATCTCCCTTTGCGCATCTTCATTCGCTAAAACGATAGTTTCTTCTTTCTCTGTCCAGTTATAAATCAAACTGGCTAGGTCATAAGCCAGACCTAAAAGGCCATCCAGTTGGTGACGGTCAAATTGTTCATGATGAGCGTGAATTGTTTGCATCAAGGCATTTAACTGCTCAGCTTTAACATTCACGCCTTGTATATCCTGGCGTTCTTCAATTGGCATTGTTTACCTCCCATATGCTTTTTTAAGATAAAGCCTGGCGATTACTTCGTAACCATACGCCGCATAAAGGCACGCTGTCCTATATGCCGTTTTGTCTTTGATGAAAGTCATATGAAGTGCCTCACAGCCAAAGAAGCGACAACTCTTCCGTGAATACGTATGTCTTTTTGCTCACCCGAGTTAAGCGTGAAAGTTGGGTAATGGTGATTGTCAGAAATAATCTTTAGTGACCCGTCCAGAAACGGTTCTATTCGCTTGATAAAGAGGCAGTTACGGCCAAAAACATCGACAGTAAAAACATAAATGCCGGGTGTAAGAACGCGGCCTCCACAATCAACAAAAGCTACAACCTCACAGGGTTCGATAGTCGGCTGCATTGAATCACCTTCCATCCTGCAGCTCTTAACTCTGTTTCCAAAATCATTAATATTGTCAGAGCCGAACAGCATTTGTGGTGCTTTAATTGGCTCGTTAAAAGAAAGTGAATTTTGCATTTTCATTTCCTCGGGGTGAGTTTGGTCACACCATTTAAGGTGTTTTATTAATTGTTTTTATTTATAGTGATTTAATTTCGAAGTTATTTATTTGTTCGTTTACTTCTTCTAATGTCTTTACAACTAAAGTAATTAATGCGTGTTCTCTTATTTCTTCCTCGGATGTCATTTTTTCAAGGAGTAACCATAATGAAGATGAACAACAAGTTATATCGTGCGCCCAACTCATGACCATAGAGCTTGTTTCATCTTTATTGAGAACTACAGTATCAGTTATCATTGTTTGTTCTCCGGCCAGTCATGCCCGATTTCGCGATTTATAACTGAAAGATTTTTCTTTAATTGGTTGATGCAAATTTGAATGAGGGCTGCTGGCTTATAGCCAGTATCTGGATCAGATTCGGCATATTCAAGCACGTTTACCACGCGATCAATATCCATAGCTAGCTTGTGGATAGGACCATTTTCAGATATCAATTGTTGAGTGCTCATCTTCCTGCTCCGTTTGCTTGTTGATGATTAAACAATACATAACGTATTAAAAAGCGTCAATACAAAACGGATTAATCTGATGTATTAATTTTTATCTCGATGTTTGTTAAGGCTTTTTTGTTTGATTTCGTGACGGAGGGAATAAAAAAAGCCGCTTTCGCGGCTTGTGCACTATGGCAGGTTGGTTATTTTTGCATCGACCACGACGCCGATAATACGGCAATTACCATTTATGGGAATGATCGGGTATTGAGGGTTTAACGGCTTGAGGAATCGTTGACCAGCATCGATAACCAGCTTTTTGAAAGTGGCCTCGTTATCCCCATCGAGCTTAGCGACAACTAACTTTCCGTTGATGGGTTCAACCTGAGGATCGACCAGTATAACCATGCCTTCAGGAATGCTAAGCCCAGCTGGCGATGTCATCGAATCCCCTCTGACATCTAACCAGAACGAATCTTCTGAACATTCCACGGTTGTATCATACCAGCGGTCGATCGCGCGCCTATGATATGGTTCCACTGCTTCCATCCAATCCCCTGCGCTGACCCAACTGATTACGGGGTAGCTTCCTTTCGATTCATTCATTGCGTGAAATGACACATTGTGATCAGCTCTTGCGTCGCTCACTGCGCCGTCAGCGTCAACCACAAAACCTGGCATTTGTAGAATTTTAAAAATTTTTGCTATGACCTCCAGGTTAGGTTCACGTCTTCCGTTCAGCCAATGGCCTAGCCCACCCTGTGTCATACCGAGTGCTTCAGCTAGCTGTTCTTGAGTCATTCCGACTTCTTTCATCCTGGATTTCGCCAGGTCCTGCCATCTCTGTTTCATAGACATGATTATTACAATCCGTATTTTTTGAGCAACTTCCATTTTGTATTATTGTTTTATGTGTGTATAGTACGTTATGTATTATTTAGATAGGAACTATCCGAATGAGCGGTATTAAGAGCCTAAGGCTGAAAGCAAAAGTGACCCAGGGGGAGCTGGCAGCGTTGATCGCTAGCTCTCAAGGGGCCGTTAGCCACTACGAAACTGGTCGTCGAATCCCAGATATTGAAGTTGGGAAACGCATTGTGAGCGCCTTTAAGCAGCTCGGATATGAAACCAGTCTGGATGAGGTTTTTTCCGATGAACATACCGGAGAGCAACTTCGATAACGCACTGCTGCCGGATACCCACTCAAAAGCTGATGCCGAGTGGATCAAGCAGCAGTTACTTAGCCTGACACCAACTGCACGACAAAAAGCTATCCAGCGTTATGCAGCTGTGTATCAGGAGACGTTCGAAGCTGAACCCGTTTCCTACCGCAAGGAGAACCGGGCAAGGCATGAAGCAAACACAAGGCTTCGCCTGTTTGTGAGAAATCAGGGCAGAGCTTTACAGGGGTATACCGCCGAACCTCCCCTGGCTGGAACGCAATCGCGATCCTGATTGTTTCGGGTTTAAAGGTACCCGAACAGAAGCAGGCTTAAAGGTGCCTGTTCAGGTTGGCAACCAACTGACCCAACTCCTCATGTGTACTAGGTAAGTAGTACGTTTTATGGGGAAGAGGGAAAGGGGGGTAAGGGGGGATTGGGTGTAGGGGCAGGAATAGGGCCTTTTCCAACAGGAGAGATCCATTGGTTAAGTAGATCACTGTCTTAAGGGCGCAATTTAAAAAAACGCCTGTATCAGAAAGGTAGTACAAAGCGCTCAGGCGCTGAGAAACGAAAAGGGTTCTTCCTGGAAGAGTGATTTTTCAGAGGAGCTGAATCAGAAGGGAGGCTGGCAGCCTTTGGGGAGGCCACCAGCCATGTGAGGGGGAATCCATGAAAACCACATCACAAAATTATTATCTCATCAGCACGGGAGTTGCACAATGGAGCTGACGATCACGCCGAATTTTGCACAGGAACGAGCGCTAAACATGTTGCGCCGTGACTGGAAGGCAAACGACACCTTCATGGTGTACTCGCCAACCGGTAGCGGTAAAACGGGTTTGGCCGCCTTCATCGTCGCCGGGTTTGTCAGCCGTGGTATGCGCGTCCTGTTCTGTGCACCGTACACCATCCTGATCGGTCAGACAGCTAATCGGTTCGTGGAGTATGGATTACCGGGGGATGAAATCGGTTATATCTGGGCGGATCACCCGAATTACGATCCGGACCGGAAAATTCAGATTGCCAGCGCCGACACGCTTATTCGTCGTGTTTTTCCTGAAAATATTGATTTGCTGATTATCGACGAAGCACACCTGCGTAAAAAACGCATCCTGAAGGATATCGAACGTCTGCGCGGCAAAGGCGTAAAGGTGATTGGCCTGTCGGGTACTCCGTTTTCTCCGTTCCTGGGTAAATACTATGACCGACTGATTAAACCGACCACCATCGGCGAGTTAATCCAGCGTGGCGATCTGAGTAAATACGAATTTTATGCGCCAACTAAGCCGGATCTGGAAGGTGTTAAAACCAAAGCATCGCTTGAGTACGGGAGCGATTACAACGAAACGCAGCTGGCTGAAATCATGTGCGGCTCTACGCTGGTGGGCGACATCGTACAGAACTGGCTGGAGAATGGCCGGGATCTGCCTACCATCGCTTTCTGCGTCAACGTAGCCCACGCCAATTACCTGACAATTCAGTTTAACCTGGCGGGTGTTAACGCTGAGGTCATGACCGCAGACACTCCAGTGGATGAGCGCCAGACCATCATTCACCGCTTTGAAACTGGTGCAACGAAAATCATCGTTAGTGTGGGCGTTCTGGTGGCCGGCTTCGATAGTGATGTTCGTTGCATCATCTACGCCAGGCCAACAAAAAGCGAAATTCGCTGGCTGCAGGCGCTCGGACGTGGCCTGCGCACCGCACCGGGTAAAGAGTCCTGCCTCATCTTCGATCACAGCGGCACCGTGCACCGTTTGGGTTATCCGGATTCAATCGAGTACGACGATCTTCCCGGTAAGTCTGACGGCATGGAGGAAAGCGCGCGCCGCGCAGCTGAGGAACGGGCCGAAAAACTGCCACATGAATGCACTCAATGCCATTACATGAAGCCAGCTGGCGTTTATGTATGCCCGAAATGTGGGCATAAGCCGCTGGGCGGTGAGGACGTCGATACCGACACCGGCCGCAAACTCAAAAAACTGGGTAAAAACCAGCATCAGCCCACGAAGGCAGAGAAGCAGGCCTGGTGGAGTCAGATCAAATTCTATCAGCGCCAGCGCGTATCGCAGGGGAAAAAGCCCGTCAGCGATGGCTGGTGCGCAAATACCTTTCGCGAACGGTTTGACGAGTGGCCTAACGGGTTAAGCGATTTCCCGATGGAGATCACGCCGACCGTCTCTAATTTCATCCGGCACAAACAGATTGCGTATGCGAAAGGGCAGGAGAAGGCCAAGCGCTTGCAGGAGGCATCAGGCACGGCAGCCCCATCCTCAGTACAGCAAGCACAGAAAGCAATTAGCGATATCAAACAGCAGTTAGGAAAACGAGCATGAAGACGGCAGAAGCAGCAAAAGGCCAGTGGGCCATGATTTTCGAACATTACGGACTGCCGCCGATCACCGGTAAACACCATTTCAGAGGCAAATGTCCGCTTTGTGATTCGATTGGTAAATTCCGCATCGATGACCGCGACGGCGCGGGAACCTGGATTTGCACCTGCGGCTACGGTACGGGATTGGACTTGGTTACCAAAACCCAGGGCAAACCATTTAACGAGGTTTGCCGCGAAATTGATGAGCTGATCGGCAATACGTTCAGGCGTGACAAAGTGCCTGAAGCCAGTGACGCTTCTAAACTGCGGAAAAAGGTACTCAACAATTTTGCAAAAATGGCTCCTTTGCGCGGTACCTCCGGCGCCGATTACCTTAATTCTCGCGGTATTTTTAAGCTTCCAGCCGAGGCTGTACGGTTAAACCCAAAGCAACGGCATAACGGCCGTGTCTACCAGTCGATCTATTCACTGGCAACGGACGATAAAGGGGAACTGTGTTACCTCCACCAGACGTTACTCGATGGCGCAAAAAAGGCTGATATCGGGGCCAGCGCAAAGCGACAGAAATCACTACAGGAAGATAACTATCTCGATCATGCCCGGTCAGTTGCGATCCGTATGTTCCCGGTCGCCAGCACCCTGGGAATTGCCGAAGGCATCGAAACGGCCCTATCTGCGCACCAGATTTATAACGTGAATACCTGGGCGACTATGACTGCAAATTTCATGAAGAAATTCCGCGTTCCTGCTGGTGTTAAGCACCTGATTATTTTTGCCGACCGCGACGAGAACAGCGCTACCGGGCTGGCGGCTGCGTATGAATGCGCTCATGCCAATCTGCTGGCAAAGAATGACCTGCAGCGTGTGAGCGTGTACTGGCCGGATCACGATGATTTCAACAATATGCTCATGAACGGTGATCAGGTTCGTGAGCTGGTTTTCCACAAGAAAAAGGCGGCTGCGTAATGCGTACTGATAACAAAGAACATAAAGCACTATTCACCATCCCGACGGCAGCGCACAGCTCCGCCCTCGCAAACATCAAGCCTCTGCCCGAGCAACGGAGAATCACCGGGCATAAGCAGACGGATGCTTATCTTTGGGTGCTGGAGGTTATCCGCCTGAACGAACCCGCGCATCTGGACGCAGCTGAAGCCGCGCTGGAGAAAATTAAAATCTCCCCAAAAGAGGCCGAGGAACGCTATTCGCGTTATCTGCTGGCGAATGGTGGCGATCCTTTCCAGGTTGCTTTCGGTACCATCGGTATGGATAACCCGGCTCGGGCTATCAAGAACGCCCGGGAGAACATCAAAAAAGCAGCATCAGTCAGGGCCACGTTCGGCAGCTATGAGGCCGCGCTCGAAGATGTTGAAGCTGAGATAGTAATCAAGTCTTCCCCGAAATTTATCGCCGATCACCGTTGGGGATGGACTCCGGCCGAGAAGAAAGCAGGCAGCATTAACGGCAGCCGTATGTATGAAATTGATGAACAGCGCCGGGCATTTGTTGAAGGTTATCGTGATGTACTGCCAGAGCCCAATACGCTTTCTGACGTTATTCGTGAGTTTATTTACTGGGACTGGCTCTACAGCGTTCGTCACACTGCAACTAAAGAACAAGGCTATGAATTTGGTTACTCCGAGCATCACGAATCCGTATATGACCGCGAGCGCTACCTTGAAAAATTGCTGGAAACCATCAAACCCGTGACGCGAGCTGAAGCTATCGAGGTATGTCGTTGGTTCCTTGAAAGTGAAAAGGCCCAGTACATGGAAAACGACGGCGCGGCGGTGATTCTTAACCTGGTAGGGGAGTGTGAAGAATGAAACTGGAGGCATCACTCAAACATTTCAGTCCTCAGGGCATGCAGATCAGCGACGACGTGAAAGGAACGTCTCCGGACCGCCTTACCGGAACAGACGTAATGGCGGCGATTGGCACCACCAGCAGCCGTGCGCGCTTCGGCCTGGCGGCGTTCTTCGGTAAAGCGGGAATCAGCAAAACGGATGAACAGCTCGCAGTTCAGTCGCTGGCGCGATATGCGATGGATGTCGCACCGAAGAATGTTCGCAAAGCAGCTGGTGGGCAGTTCGGATGGTGTATGCAGATGTTGGCACAATTTGCCTTTGCTGATTACTCCCGTTCGGCGGCTACCAGCGTGACATGTCACAGTTGCAGCGGTACCGGACGAACAACCCGCGAGCAGGTTACCCGCAAGGTTTCGTACCCATGGGGTAAAGCTCCATACTGGGCCTGCCGCTCTCGTGCTGTTCGACCGTCTGACTGGGAGCAGTGGACGGAGGTAACAGAGGTTGTACCGGCGGTCTGTGATGCTTGCGATGGCAAGGGAACGATCAGCGCCCGTTGTCGTTGCGGCGGTAAAGGCGAAGTGTTGGACCGCAAAGCGTCTAAAGACCTCGGCGCACCGGTTTTCAAAACGTGTGAACGTTGCTCTGGTAATGGCTTCTCTGCTATCCCCTCGGCGACGGTACACCGTGCCATTCTGAAGCGTCTCCCGGACCTCCATCAATCCTCATGGTCACGCAACTGGAAACCCTTCTATGAAATGCTGGTGGACACTTTGCGCCAGGGGGAGCGACATGCTGCTGTTGAATTCGAGAAGGCAACAACTTATTAATATGATCGGAGCAAATAGCGACTCTTTTTTGCACGTTAGTGTTGACTTTGCATAAGGTTGTCCTGTAAGCTTCAAATCGTGGGATATAACGCCTACACGAAATTAAACCCGCCTCCGAGCGGGTTTTTTTATGGCCGTAACAGGGAAGAGCATTGGGCTTATGGGCGTTCTGCGTCGAGGGCCACCCTTTGGGGGAAAGAGTGACGATAACCCGTCACAGTAGGCTCAGTGCTCTCCCCGTTACGGTTAATTACAGTCCTCAGAGACAAGCCGAAGATAAGCATCGGCAACCGTAACCAATTACTCCCGAACCAGGTCAACACGAATGAATACATTCATCATTTGTGCATCCGGCCCGTCTCTCAATAAATCAGATTGCGAACTGATCTCCAGATCGGGGCTGCCGGTTATTGCTGTTAACTCCACCTGGCGAGCCGTGCCTGATTGTGAATACATTTACGCGGGTGATCTAAGCTGGTGGGATGCAAACATCGATGTTCTGCCATCCTCCGCCTCTCGCTGGACCTGTAATTACCGGGCTCATAAACGCTATGGGCTAAATCTGTTTGATACAGATACCCGGTGGGCCTTTAACTCCGGGCAGCGCTCGATTCTGTTTGCTGCCAGCCAGGGGGCGAAAAACATCATCCTGTTAGGATTTGACTGCTCCATTAATGGCGGTAGTCACTGGCATGGTGATCACGTCGGGCTGGATAATCCTACAGCAGAGAGTGTTACTCGATGGCGCGGGGAGTTTGCCAATACCGCCAGAGCGTTGGCCGGTAAGGTGAATATCATCAACAGTAGCCGTCAGACAGCGCTTAAGTGCTTCCGGCGTCTCAGCCTCCAAGAGGCTTTATCAAATTCTCTGCCGTAAGTTTTCCGCAAAATAATTTCCTTTTCAACACACAGCACCCCGAACCCGGAGGTGTGGAATGCACAGAACTATGCCTGACAAAATCGCATCGATAGCGGGGTACTGTACATCCGGCGGCCTCATTTGCTGGGGTGGCATAGCAAAATGGATACATGACCTTGACTGGAACCTTGTCGCAGTCGTCGGCGGCTTCGTTATTGGCTTGCTGACTTTCTTCGTTAACTTTTACTTCAAACGCCGCCAGACAAAAGCCTATGAGGCAGCGCTGGCGCGTGGCTATGTTACCCCTCCACCGCAGGACAACTAATCATGGCATCAATGAAAAGCAAGCTCAGCGCGGCCATGCTTGGGTTATTGGCTGCCGGTGCCACTGCGCCGGTGCTCATGAGTCAGTTTCAGGATGAAAAAGAAGGCAACAGCCTGGTTGCTTACCCTGATGCTGGTGGCGTGTGGACGATTTGTGGCGGTGTCACTCACGTTGACGGCAAACCCGTTGTTAAGGGCATGCGGTTGACTCGCCAGCAGTGCGACAAAATCGACAAAGCAGAGCAGGCGAAAGCTTTGGCCTGGGTGGAAAAAAACGTTCGAGTTCCACTGACCGAGCCACAAAAAGTCGGTATAGCGTCTTTCTGCCCCTGGAACATCGGCCCCGGAAAATGTCTGCCGTCAACGTTCTGGAAAAAGCTCAATGCTGGTGATCGGCCCGGCGCCTGCGCAGAGATAAAACGCTGGATCTACGATGGCGGTCGCGATTGTCGTATCCGCTCGAACAATTGTTACGGGCAAGTTCTACGCCGTGACCAGGAATCCGAACTGGCATGCTGGGGGCTCGATAAATGACCCTGAAAACCTGGTTACTTCTGGGCGTTGAGCTGCTTCTGTCCGGAATCATTATTTTTGTGCTGCTGGGACAGGTTAGCGAACAGCGTGGCAGGGCAGAAAAAGCAGAGAAAGAGGTCGATGGCCAGCGGCAGGTGATAGCCACTCAGGCTTTCAACATCAATCGTTTCAATCAGATTGCCGACTATACCAACCGGAACAATTCACTGATTGATGCCAGCTCCGATAATACGGTTATCGAATACCGGGAGATCCTCCGCCGTGAAAAAACCTGTGATCTGCCTGTTCCTGCTGATGTCTCTGGTGGGCTGCTCAGCTACGCGAACAGTTTACGTGCCAGCGCAATGCACACCGATTCCGGGGACGCTGACGCAGCCGGTGATAGCGCCACTACCCCCAGCACGCTGACGTATTGTCAGGCTGTTCTCTGGATCAAGCCGCTGCTGGCCGCTATCGAAAAAGCGAATAACCAGCTGGCTGGCATCCGTCAGATTGAGCAAGACAGGAAATGACGTCGAACCCGCACATAAAATTCAGCTTTAAATGTCTGTTGTTCCTCGATAATATCAAATGGAATTCATAAAAAGAGGTTCAAGAAATGACTACACATCAAGACAAGCAAGAAATTATAGCAAGTAAAACATCCGATAATGTAATACTTAATATGGTTGAACTTGTGAATAACAACATAGTTGAGATTTCGATTACTTTACTTGTTAAAGGTAGCTGGATCTCAGGTGATTTAATTTCAGGAAAAGAATACTTTGAATTATTGTCAAATGAAATTAATGACGAGCGGAAAGTATTAAAAGATCTCTACAAACAAATCAGCGAGGAAATCTACTCTAAAGGGGACGATGAAAACAAGGTGATACCTCTTAATTATCTTCACATGAAAAATATATCTCTCCTAAGTGATACTGGGAAAATATCCCAAGTAAATGGAGGGTTTCTAAGAGTTAACATTCAAGAGATAGATGGTCATATGTTAGGTCGCCCCTGAGTAATTAAAACTAAGCCCCTTCCGTAGGGGTTTTTATCGCACTTGACCATCACAAAATCATCTATTTAGTATCGGTAAAGAGAGAGGATGGTCTAGCATGGCTTCGATAAAAGAATCCACAGATGCCAATGGACAATCAAAATATTACGTCCACTGGAAGGATGAAAAATCCGGTCATGGACGCCGTCGTATTTTTAAGAATATTGACGATGCAGCACATCTTTTCTGGCAAAAACAGAATGTCGAGCTGGATTTCCGTACGGCCAACTGGAGTTGCATCGATAGTTCATGGAGCTTTAAAAAACTGCTAATGTTTTTTCTTGGGCATCAGTTTAATAAAGTTGAAAAAAATCAGATTCGGATTTCCAGTTACAAAAAATGTCGTCAGGACATTCTGGCAATAGATGGTGAAATATTGGGGCGAAATATTTTACATATTACCCATCACGATATTGCTGAATCAGTTCGTCCTGGTTGTCACCGCTGGATCCGCTCTGCATACTTCCTTTTGCTCGAAAAGCAGTTAATCAGCTTCAATCCAGTTAAAAAGGCTGTGAAGCGGAAGCGCAAACCTATCACCATTCCATCAAAAGCGACTGTTAGACAGTTGCTGGATACCGCGCCGCTTCGTGAGCGTATCGCATGTTGGCTTGGCATTTGCGGTTTGCGAATAGGTGAAGTACTCGCCGTGACTTACTCTGATGTTTCTGAGGAATGGATAGACATCCGGCGTCATGTTGTTGATGGTGTAATTTATGATGGGCTGAAGCGAGGCGTCGAACGCCGGGTAAGAATGCCCCGCGAGCTTTATGAGTTGCTGGATGGATCCCGCTTCGGTACCAAACATCCGCTGATCGCCAACCAGTTCACCGGTGCACCACTATCTACCTGTTATGGGACTCAGGGGGCGCTCTACAAAACACTTCAGGCATTCAACATCAGGTGTTTTCACCACCTTCGCCATTTTGCTGTTTCTCGACTGGCTGAAAAGGGGGTGGACATCATGAAGATTTCGCGTCTGATTGGTCACTCCAGCATCAGGATTACCATTGATGTTTATGGGCACCTGTTCAATGAGTCTGTCGATATGGATCTGGACTGAGTTTTCCACAAAATGGAAATGGTATAGCGATCCACTATCTCCCCATTCTGCGCGGCCTCCGGACATCAAATCGCAGTTTTCCCGAAAAAAAGGATATGCCGCATTTTTACCCCCTCTGATATGCCGCACTTGGCACCAGAAAGGACGCGGCCTGCACGCCAGAATTTACCGCGTGATACGCCGCACCCGGATCGGAGAAATTGGGTTTTGAACAAAAAATAATCACATTGACTTAGGCGGAAGTATGGCTCCTAAAAAAAGCTTCAGAAAAGCCTACGTCGGTATCGTTATGGACATGGCATTAGCCCGTAGCAAAATCAGCAATCGGATGGTTGCTCAGCGCTTAGGTGTGGACGAGACGACGATCCGTCGCTGGCGTAAAGAGAATATCGAGTTTGAGCGCGCTTTCACTGAGGCTCGCGAAGCTCTCAGAGAGAAAATAAACCGCGTCGCCGGTAAGAGCCTGGACGTTCGTAAACGGAAGGTTGTCACCACATCGCCGGATGGTGTGAAAACCACGATTGAAGATGTGCTGCCCACGCACAACGATATTGCTGTTTTCTCAAAGGTGCTCGGTCTTGGTACCAGCGTCTATAGCGAGGAAGAACGTCAGCGTGATGTGCTTCGCGAGGTGATGAAACATAAGGTAGCCGGGAAATACTCCGCGCTGGAGGCGGCGCAGCTGCTTGAGGCTGAGGGAGTAAAAGTTCCGGCAACCCTGCTTATGGAGCTGGGAGCACCGAAAATTTTCGAACCGTTCAACAATATGGATGAGGCAGCCAAAGCCGACGCGGCGAACCTGACCCCGCAGGAAGCAGCCGATATCTACAAAAAAATCCTGGGCTGAAAATTGCAAAAACAGGCGTTTCGAACCGTAAAAACGCTATGCACTTTTTGACCCGTTTTATGCACGTTTTATTCATCCCGATTTGACCACTTTTCTGTTCAAAACAGAGGCTTCACGCCGTTTGCGTGATGGGTGCTGTTGCGCCAGTGCGGGTAACGACCATTATGTTAAATCGGGGCGATTTTGAGGAATTTTTCTGTGCCGATCCCGTTCCCCTTTGACTTCCGCAAACCGGACTATACCGCCGTGTTTGAGTGGAGAATGGAGAGGCTGGAGCGGATCAGGAAAGCGCCTGAAATGCTTCCGGCACTCCGTGAGTTTTACCGCACTAACCCGGGCCAGTTCATCATCGACTGGGGCATGACGACAGACCCGCGTAACCTCGATTATGGCCTGCCTGCGACCATCCCGTTTTTGCTGTTCCCCCGCCAGGAGGAATGGATTCACTGGATCATGGACAGGCGCGCCAGTCTTGAGCATGGACTGACAGAAAAAAGCCGCGAAATGGGGCTGAGCTGGACCTCTATCGGTCTGGCCTGTTCGCTTTGCCTGTTCAACAAAGAAATGGTGATCGGGTTCGGTTCCCGTAAAGAGGAATATGTCGATAGCACCGGCGACCCGAAAGCGCTGTTCTGGAAGGCACGGAAGTTTGTCGAGCTGCTGCCGGTTGAGTTTCGCGGTTCATGGAGTGACAAAAAACATGCCCCTTATATGCGCGTGGAGTTCCCGGAAACGGGCGCGGTCATTAAGGGAGAGGCTGGCGATAACATTGGCCGTGGTGACCGTACCACGCTTTATTTCGTGGATGAGTCGGCATTTCTCAAGCGGCCATTACTCATCGATGCTGCGCTATCACAGACCACCCGCTGCCGTATAGACCTCTCTTCGGTCAACGGCATGAATAACCCGTTTGCTAAAAAGCGCCACAGCGGAAATATCCCGGTGTTTACGTTCCACTGGCGCAGCGACCCGCGCAAGGATGAAGAGTGGTACCGCAACGAATGTCTGAAAATTGATGATCCGATTATCGTTGCTCAGGAACTGGACCTGAACTACAGCGCATCCACAGAGGGGATTCTCATTCCTTCTGAATGGGTGCAGGCTGCCGTCGACGCGCATATCAAGCTGGGTATTCAGCCCAGCGGCCAACGCCTCGGTGCAATGGATATCGCAGACGAAGGGAAAGACAAAAACGGCTTTTCTTGCCGCTATGGCTTCCTTCTGCAGAACGTTCACGAATGGTCTGGCATTGGCAGCGACATCTACGCTTCTGTCGTTAAATCGTTTGGGTACTGTGACGATTACGGTCTGGATGAGTTCCGTTTCGATGAGGACGGTCTGGGTGCTGGTGCGCGTGGCGATGCTCGCGTGATAAACGAGCTCAGGCAGGCTGAAGGCCGGGGAACAATCACAGCTACGCCTTTCCGTGGTAGCGGTAGCGTATTTGATCCGGAAGATGAAGCCGTCCCTGGTGATAACGGTAAAGCGGCGCGCCTGAATAAAGACTTCTTCGCGAACGCGAAAGCACAGAGCTGGTGGCATCTTCGCAAGCTGTTTCGTAACACCTTCCGCGCGCTGAACGGGATGGACTACAACCCCGACGAAATCATTTCGATAAGCAGCGAGATAGAAAATATTGACCGCCTGCTGATGGAGCTTTCACAGCCTACATGGTCGAAGAACGCCGTGGGTAAAATCCTCGTGGATAAACAGCCGGAAGGTACAAAATCGCCGAACCTCGCCGACGCCGTGATGATTAACTACGCGCCGATGGATTCCTCTCTTGATAATTGGGCCAAACTGGCCGGAGCGTGACATGTCCCGTAAGAAACGCCAGAACGGCGCACAAAAGCCCGTTGCCACAGCTGACGGGTACAACAATTTCACGGCCAAACTTGGAAGCGACACCAGAAACATACAGACGGGCGGAATGTACATGCCCGGGTACATCAGCCGTAACAGGGTGATGCTGGAGTTTGCGTATCGTTCATCGTTCCTCGTTGGTGCCGGTGTGGACGCGATGGCTGATGATATGACCCGCAAGGGGATTAACATCAGCTCAAAGCTGAAACCCGGACAAAAGGGCAAGCTCGAAACCTTCTGGGATGAGCTCGCTATATGGGATGGTCTTAACGATAACCTCAAATGGTCACGATTATACGGTGGCGCGGTGCTGGTGGTTCTGCTTGAAGGGCAGGATATGTCCTCCCCGCTGAAACTGGATCGCATCAAAGAGGGGCAGTTTAAGGGCGTGATGAGCCTTGACCGCTGGATGGTTAACCCGAGTTATTACGATCTCGTTACCGATTACGGTCCCGATTTTGGGAAACCGAAATATTACAAGGTAATCACGAACCAGCAGGGGATTCCCCCCTGGAAGATCCACCATAGCCGCGTTATCCGCATGGAGGGCGATACGCTTCCTTTCCAGCAGGCCCAGACGGAAAACGGCTGGGGGATGTCTGTTGTGGAGCGTATTTTCGAGCGTATCGAGGCGTTTGATACTGCGACCGTCGGCACCACACAGCTGATCCACAAAGCGCATCTGCGAACCTACAGCATTGAAGACCTGCGCAAGATTCTTGCTACCGGAGGCGACCTTGAAAAGGCGCTGATGAAGCACCTGGACATGATACGTCAGTTCCAGACCATCGAAGGCATGACCATCATGGATGGTAAAGATAAGTTCGAAACCCACAGCTATACGTTTGCGGGTATCGCTGATGTCCTTCTGCGCTTTGCTGAGCAGGTTTCCGGCGCGACGGGAATTCCTCTCGTCCGTTTGTTCGGGCAGTCCCCTGCAGGTTTCAACACCGGCGACGGCGATCTGGAAAACTACTACAGCCGGGTTAACTCGCTGCAGGAGAGACGCTTACGCCGCCATATTCGCTGGTTGCTCGATATCTCCTGGCGTTCTCTGTTCGGTGAGCCACTGCCTGATGATTTTACTTTCGAGTTTAACAAGCTCTGGGAGATGTCAGACGTGGACCGTGCAACGATGGCGAACAATGTGGTTACTGCACTCGGTACCGCCGTTCGTGACCTCGGAATGCCTCCGGCAGCCGCGCTTAACGACCTCAGGAACATTTCTGATGTGATTGGGATCGGTGGTTCTATCACTGACGAGGACATAGAAGATGCGAAGGCCCAGTGGGAGGAGGATGAACCTGAAACCATCCCTCCGCCGCCGTTCGGAGATCCAGTATCGAAAAAGCCTGTTGGCGATAGCAAACCAGATAGGGCAGATCGTCGATGGTACTTACGATGGTTCACAGGCTAGCGCTGATAGCATTTCGAAAACGCTGGTGGACTATTCCGAGGTAATCAACGACTGGGCAGAGCAGGTCGGGCGAAGGATGTTTGCCCAGGTCGAGCAGGAGGAATGGAATCAGTGGAAATCGGTATCAGAGGAAATCGGCGCTGGCCTGCGCGATGTGGTGGGTAACACCCCCGTCGGTCAGGTGGCGCAGGATATCGTATACCGCCAGATTCAGCTGATGAAGTCCCTGCCGCTGGAAGCAGCCGATCGCGTGATGGACATACAACAGCGCGCAATGCAGGCGGTTATCACTGGCGAACGTCCGGACGAGCTCTACGAGATGATCATGGCCTCCGGTGACGTGGCCGCCAGCAGGGCGCAGCTGATTGCCCGTACAGAGATTGGACGTGCTACCGGAGCGCTGACGCAGGCCAGAGCCCTTTCGGTTGGCTCAGAGGGCTACTGGTGGCGTATTGAGGGGGCCGGAACGCGGGATTCTCACCGCAAGATGAAAGATAAATTTGTGCGCTGGGATAACCCGCCGACGCTGGACGGTATGACCGGACACGCCGGATGTTTGCCGAACTGCAAATGCTGGCCTGAAGTACAGATTCCAGCACCGAGAAAATGAAAAATACGGCTTTGAGCATTCATTTCATGCGAACTGCAATACCCGCGAAATGTTATGAAAATGTTGTATTCGAAAAGGCCGATTTTCAGCCCAGTTAATCGCTACTTTTACGGCTTTAAGGGGACATTTTAATCGAGTCCATTTTCGTCGGTGCGGGTAAGAACCCTTATGTTAAATAGCCCGTTATTTCGAACATTTTTCCCATCTCACAAGGTCGCCTCCGGGCGGCCTTTTTGTTGCCCGTAATCGAGCAGGTAACCCATGAAATATTTCTTCACTACACGCCTGGGCGAAACGCGCTATCTGACGGCGGACGGTTCGCTGCTGTGTAAAGACGTGCCGATCGCACGCACAGGAACGCAGGTCTATTTACCTGAGGAAATCGACCTCGAACCGGACGGCACCGGCACGGTGACAGTCTGGCGAACAGAAGACGAGGTGTTTTCCCCGGAGACAATGGCGAGCTTTGAGGGCGTAGCCGTCACGCTGGGGCATCCAGAGGACGGTCTGGGCAACATCGTTTTCGTGAACCCTTCTAACTTCGCAGAGCTGGCGCACGGACACATTCAGAACGTCCGGCGCGGCACCGGCGATAAATCGGATCTGCTCATTGCTGACGTGCTGATTAAACGCCAGGAAGCAATCGACGCGGTGAGTTCTGGCCTGACCGATGTCAGCTGTGGCTATGACGCGCAGTACAAGCAGCTGGCGCCCGGTAAGGGCAAGCAATACCAAATCACAGGTAACCACCTCGCTGTCGGCATCGACCGGGGGCGTGCTGGTGGCCGCTGTGCAATCGGGGATTCCATCCCATCAACAACAAAGGAGAAGCCTGTAATGTCATGGCTTAAAAAACTGGCTCAGGCCATTAAGACGAAAGATGAGGATGCACTGGCAAAACTCATCGACGAAGCGCCGGATATGCCGTCTGATGGCATGCCTTCAATCCCCGGTTCCTCTATCACCATCAACATTCCTTCACAGGCCACAGCCTTACCTGAAGGCAATCGCACCACTACGGACGAAGGCGATCCGAACAAAGACAAAACAGGAACGGGCGATGAAGAAATTCCGGCCTGGGCGAAAGCGCTGCTGGTTCGTCTGGAAAAGCTGGAGGGTAAAACCACCGACGGCGATCCTGACCCGGGCAACATGACCACCGACGAAGACGAAGAAGAAAACCGCAAAGTGACGGGCGACGCAGCCTTTAAGCGCAACCTGATCGCCGATGCGGAAATTATTTGCCCTGGCTTCCAGCCTGCAGGCGATAAGAGCCTGAAACGTCAGGTGCTGAATCACGCAATGCGCACCGGTGACAGCCTGAAATCGTTCGGTGTGGATGATTTCTACAAAGCGCCTAAGGCAACGGTCGACGCGGTATTTACTGCCGCTGTGGCGCTGCATAAGGCGAAAAATCAGCTGACCCCGCTGAACAACATTACCCGCACCACGGACAGCGGAATCAGCACTAAGCACCTTTCCCCGGCAGAACTGAACAAGGTCAACGCCGAATTCTGGGCAAAAAACAAATAAGGTAAATCATCATGGCAGGTACTGCATATTTAACGCGCATGCCCCTGGGCATTGCCGGGGGCGTTACCCGTCCTCGTGATCTCACCATCGAGCCGGTTAGCCTGGACCACACGAAGCAGTTCGCGTCCTACGGGCTGGTTGGTAAATACGTGAACGATAAATTCGTTCCGCTGGAATCTGGCGACACCATCAGCAAAGTGAAAGGGATTCTGGTTCGTCCGTTCCCGATCACCTCTGCTCTGGATCTTGCTTACATCGGTGTGACGGCTAATCAGGTTGGTGACAACCTTAAACGCGGTTACATCTGCGTAACCGCTACCGCAGGCAACGCGGCAACCGCGAAAAAAGGCGATCCGGTTTACGTTCGCGTGGCTGGTGGCACAACTCAAAGCCCGGTTGGCTCCTTTGTGCTGTCTCCGGACTCTACCGCATCAAATACACCTCAGCTGCCAAATGCAGAGGTCATGGGGCCGGGTGAAGCCGACGGCCGTATTGAAATCGCTTATAACATCTGAGGGAATAATTAATGTTTACAATTGACAGAGCGACCATCGACTCCACCGGCGCGTTTCTCGTCGGCGAACTGGAGCGCATGGATCAGACGCTGAACATGCCTTTAGTGTCCTACAAATGGTCACGCGACATGCCGCTGCGCAGCGATATTTCTATCGCTGATGAAGTGTCATCCTTCACTAACACCGATTTCGTCGGCGTTGGTGGTCCAAACCCTAACGGTAAAAACTGGATCGGTAAAAAAGCTACTGCCATTCCTGGTATCGAACTCGATATTCAGCCTACCCGTAACAACCTCACCTTGTGGGGGCAAGAAATCAGCTGGACGGTACCGGAACTGGCTTCTGCCCAGAAACTGGGCCGTCCGGTTGATGTCCAGAAATACGAAGGCATGAAGCTGAAGTGGAACATGGACACCGACGAACAGGTTTATATCGGTGATAACGAGCTCGGCGTTGCTGGCCTGCTGAACCTGCCGGATGTTACTCCTGTTGCTGCAGCTGCAGCGTGGACCGCAACCACCGATCCGGATGTGATTGTCCAGGATATCAACCTGGTGCTGTCTGATGGCTGGGTTCGTTCTGGTTATGCGGTCTGCCCGGCAAAAATCGGCCTGGCGCCGGAGTTGTTCGGCCTGCTGGCGAGCAAAAAGGTTTCCTCTGCAGGGAATATCTCCGTGCTGGAATACGTGAAGATTAACACCATCGCGTTCCAGGAAAACGGCACACCACTGGAGATCGTCTCCATGAAGTGGGCCTCCAAGCGTGGCGCTGGTGGCGCGCATCGTATCGTTGCTTACACCCAGGACGAAAAATACGTTCGCTTCCCAATGGTCCCTCTGCTGAACACGCCGCTGGAGTATCGCGGCCTGCAGCAGCTGACCACTTACTACGGCAAGCTGGGCCAGGTGGAAACCCCGTATTCCAATACGATCTCTTACCTGGACGTTCCGGCGTCTTAACCTGAAACAGGCGGGGAAACCCGCCTTTTTTTATGGAGCAAAAAACATGAAATACGTTGTTTCCGGTGGCGCTACTCTCAGCTTTTCCGACGGTTCTAAATTTGAGCTGTCTCAGGGCATCCACGACAGTTCCTCTTTCCCGAAAGAAGTGAAGGACCACTGGGCCTTTAAAGCCTATGCGCGCCCGATTGACGAAGCCGACCTGGCGAACGAGCAGAGCAATGAAGACCTTTCCGCGAGCCTTGTTCTCCTGGCAGAAGAAAATAACACCCTGAAAGCGCAGCTGGCTGAGCATGAAAAAACCATCACCGCGCTGGGGAATGAAAACACAGACCTGAAAGCGCAGCTGGCAGCTGCTCAGGCACCAACAGGCGGTAAACCTGCCGACAGCACGGACAAAACCGATAACACCGGCGGGGACGCGAAAAATGCCAAAAAACAGCAGGCTTCCGACTAACGAGCAGTTCCGCACCGACTTTCCCGAGTTCGCCGATAAAACCCGCTACCCTGACCCCTCAGTGAATTTCTATCTGGGGCAGGCCGATTCACTCCTGAATCAGGACGTACAGGGCGATCAGTTCGTCTACCTTGCTGAACTATTCACGGCTCACTATACGGAGCTGCGCGGCCGCACGCTGGCCGCCGCTGCCGCTGGCGGTGTGAACAGCAACGGCGCAGCAGGTGTCGTGTCCTCTAAGTCCGTAGATAAGGTTTCAGTGAGCTATGACGTGTCCGGGGTAATCAATCCGGATGCCGGTTTCTGGAACAGCACCGCCTACGGGCGCGAGTTCTACTGGTGGTGGTCGATGTTCGGCGCTGGTGGCAGGCAGCTGCTATGAAAAGCGGGTTAACGGTTCGCGCTGATAACGCCGTGGCTGTTCTGGAATCCCTTCGGCAGCTCTCCGGAATGGATGTGCTGGTGGGAATACCTGAGGACAAGGCAGGGCGTGAAGATGGCTCCCCGATTAATAACGCGGAACTGGGCTACCTCCACTCGACGGGCGCAACGGTGGAAATCGACGGTACGACGGTCACGCTTCCCCCGCGTCCTTTTCTGGATATGGGGATCGAGGATTCAAAACCCCGAACCACTGCGCACCTGAAGGCAGCGGCAACCGCCGCGCTGGAGGGGCAGACTGAAGCAGCAGTGCGTGAGCTGGAGAGCGCCGGGCAGATTGCCCGTGATGCTGCAAAAGCTGTTATCGGTGCTGGCGACCGGTTGCACCCGCTTTCTGAGAAAACCCTCGAACGCAGACGCGCCGAAGGCATTCCCGGCGACAAGCCGCTGTATGCCCACGGTTACCTGCTGCGCTCAATTAACTACGTCGTGAGGAAAAAATAATGCCTCTTCTCGATGTGAGCGATGTTCTTCTTGATCCCGACTTCATGGACACAAGTCTGGTTTGTCACCGGCAGGTTCAGACGGTAGATGAGGACAATTTCACGAAAAACACAGCTCAGGATATCCCATTCTCTGGCGTGGTGACGGTTGACCGTTCTCTGGAAGCCAGGCGAATGGAGGCTGGCCAGAACATCAGTGGCGCGATCCTCATCGTGACGCAGTTCAGATTAACCCAGGGCCAGCCCGGTACAGACAGCGCCCCGCGACTTGATGCCGATATCGTGAGCTATAACGGCCGCGACTATCGCGTGACGTACGTCGACCCGTACACCAGTTACGGTGCAGGATTCGTCCAGGCGCATTGTGAGCTGGTGGACTTTAACGGAGGGACGCCAGTTGAGTAACGACAGCACCGCGCGCGGTTATCTGACGCCTGTCGGGGATAGCCCCCAGTATGACGAGGCGCTGGAGCGTGAAATCAGCCGGTGGATTCGTGGCGTTTCTGGCTTGCCGGCCGCGCTTGTTTTCCCCCGATGGACTGACCCGCAGCCGCAGATCCCAAACAACGGGGTGACGTGGTGCGCCTTCGGTATCACTACCGTTCCCCAGCCGTTAAGCCAGTCCGATGTTCAGGTTTCGGAAGAACAGTCCGAGCAATGGACATGGGAACAGGTAACGGTGATTTGCTGCTTCTATGGCCCTCTGGGGGCCAACACTGCATCTACTTTCCGCGCGGGGATATTCGTCGAGCAAAACAACGCCGAACTGAATCGCTCGGGGCTTTCGCTGGTGGAGGCCGGGACTATCTACAACCTGCCAGAGCTCATTAATAACCAGTGGGTGAGGCGCTACGACCTCACCATCACGCTGTCCCGCAAAAACATTCGTACCTACAACGTCCGGACGCTGCAAGATGCGCCCGTCTCATTTTTCGGAGACTAAATTATGCCGCAGGGATTACCTGTATCTAACGTCGTGAATGTCGACGTGATCATTGGGCCGCGTGCGGCTACTGGTCGAAACTTTGGTTCGCTGCTCATTCTCGGGAGCTCAACGGTTATCCCGGTTTCTGAGCGCATTCGCCTCTACTCATCCCCGGAAGATATCGGCACAGATTTCGGCGTGGATAGCCCGGAATATGAAGCCGCTACGGTGTATTTCTCACAGTCACCGAAACCACAGCAGGTGTATGTCGGTCGCTGGGCTAAAACGCTGGTATCGGCTGAAAGTGGTTCGACGGAAACGCTGCTGCAGGCGGTGAACGCCGTTCTGAATTACACGAACTGGTACGGTCTGGCCGTGGCTGACGATGAAGATATCGACGATGCCGACTGGCTGAGCGTGGCCGCTGCGATTGAGGCCTCCAGTCTCAGCAGAATTCTGGCGATTACCACTGCAGAGCCTGAGACGGTAAACGCGACCTCCACTACCGACCTGGCTTATAAGCTGAAGGCGGCAAAATACGCTCGCACGTTTGTGCAGTATTCCACCAGCAGCAAGTACGCCGCGCTGTCTGCGTTTGGCCGCGCGTTTACTGTGAATTTCAACGGCAGCAACACCACCATTACCCTGAAATTCAAGCAGGAGCCGGGGATCACCTATGAAACCCTGACCACCAATCAGGCGGCGGCGCTGGATGCCAAAAACTGCAACGTATTTGTGTACTACCAGAACGATACGGCCATTCTGCAGCAGGGCGTCATGTCCAGCGGTGATTTCTTCGATGAACGCCACGGGCTCGACTGGCTGCAGAACTACGTTCAGACCAACCTGTATAACCTGCTCTACACCAGCACAACCAAAGTCCCACAGACCGATGCGGGTGTTACGCGTCTGCTTTCCAATGTTGAGCAGTCGATGGACCAGTCCGTCACTAACGGGCTTGTGGCTGCTGGCGTATGGAACGGTGGCCCGATTGGGCAGCTGGATTCCGGCGACACGCTGACAAAAGGCTATTACGTCTACGCGCAGCCGATTTCCGAGCAGGCGCAGGCAGACCGTGAAGCACGTAAGGCACCGGTTATTCAGGTGGCCTGTAAGCTGGCGGGTGCGGTTCATTTCGCTGATGTGCAGATCAACGTCGTTCGCTAAGGAGAACATGAATGGCTACTTATTCTTTTATGGACGTCACGGCGTCCCTCTCCGGCCCGACCGGCGAGATTGATCTGGGCTACGGTTCCGCCAGTTCAGAGGAGGGGATCACCGTTGCAATGGGCGGCCCCAAAAACACCATGACCATCGGCGCTGACGGCGAAGTGATGCACAGCCTGCACGCGGATAAAAGCGGCACGGTAACTGTCAACCTGCTGAAGACCTCGCCGACAAACAAAAAGCTGTCGCTGGCGTACAACGCGCAGAGTCAGTCCTCAGGTACCTGGGGAAACAACGTCATTGTGATCCGAAACAAGGTGAGCGGAGACATCATCACGGCGCGCAGCGTGGCGTTCCAGAAACAGCCGGATAACGCCAACGCTAAGGCCGGTAATACGATGCCCTGGGTGTTTGACTGCGGCAAAATCGACCAGGTTCTCGGAGAGTTTTAACAGATGGAATGCTCAATCAAAGGCCACAATTACCGCGTGGCAAAACTCAGCGTTTTTGACCAGCTGAAAGTGACCCGCAAACTGCTGCCGGTGCTGGCGGGCATGATGTCAGATTTCGGGAGCATTCGCTCCCTTCTGCCTGCTGATGGAAAAATCGACACCGTGAAATTCGATCAGCTGAAGCCGGTGTTTGAAACCCTGCTCCCGCGTATCGCTGAGGAACTGTCTTCCCTGACCGAAGAAGACACCAATGCGATTATTCATCCGTGCCTGGCCGTGGTATCACGCAAGCACATGGACGGATGGACGCCGGTATTCAACAGCGGTCAGCTGATGTTCGATGATATCGACCTGCTGACCATGCTGCAGCTGGTGGCGCGGGTGGTCGCCGATTCACTGGGAAATTTTTTGCCCGTGAGCCCTACCAGCGCGACGCCGGGCCAGCCTCAGGGTTAACCCTCAACAGCCTGCCTGACGGGCTGTCTTATCTCCTTGACCCGGTTGACGCCGGGTTAATCCCTTATTACGCGCTGAAGGATGGATCAGTCGATCTGTGCGATATCGCGCTGATGAATGACCACCTGGCCGTTAAGGCAGACAACCAGCGCCGTATTGAGAAATGGAGAGAGGATAATGAACGCTGAGACTATTAAAGATTTCCTCGTCTCGCTCGGATTCGATATCGATGAAGCGGGCGCGTCAAAGTTCGACTCTGTTCTCGCCGGTACGACCGCAAACGCCATCAAAATGGGGCTGGCCGTCGAAGGTGCCGCGCTTACCGTGGTGGCCTTCACGGCTAAGATCGCCTCCGGTCTGGATAATCTCTACTGGGCGTCACAGCGCACCGGCGCGACGGTTCAGGGGATTCAGTCTATTGGCTATGCGGTTTCGCAGGTGGGCGGCAGCGTTGACGCGGCGCGAACCTCTCTGGAAAGCCTCTCCCGGTTTGTTCGTAACAATCCCGGCGCGGAAGGCTTCCTGAATCGCCTGGGCGTACAGACCCGTGACGCCAGCGGCAACATGCGAGACATGGCCGCTATCTTTACGGGTGTCGGCCAGAAGCTCAGCAGCATGCCGTATTACCGGGCTAACCAGTATGCGCAGATGCTGGGCATTGACGAAAATACCCTGATGGCAATGCGCCGGGGTGTGGGCGGTTTCTCCGGGCAGTACAGCGCAATGGCGAAAGCTATCGGCTTCAATGCTGACGAGGCGGCCAGAAGCTCCAACAAATTCATGACCTCCCTGCGCGAGTTCGGCGCGATGGCAGGCATGGCCCGTGACAAAATCGGCTCAAATCTTGCTGGTGGTCTGGCGGGTTCGCTGGACACGCTGCGCCGCCACATCCTGGATAACTTTCCGCGCATAGAGCAGACCCTGACGAAAGCCATAAAAGGCATTCTGGCGCTCGGGGACATTGTAGGGCGGCTGTTCTTCAGGCTTATTGAGGGGACATCCAGCCTTATCACCTGGTGGCAATCGCTGGATAAGCAAACGCGGGAGCTGATCTCGCTGTTTGGCGCGCTGACGATTGCGCTGCGCATTCTGAACAGCACGTTCTGGATGTCGCCGATTGGCCTCATTACCGCGCTGGCGGCGGGGATTGCCCTCCTGTGGGAAGACTATCAGACCTGGAAGGAAGGCGGGGACAGCCTGATTGACTGGGGCAAGTGGAAGCCGGAAGTCGACGCTGCGCTGAAGATGGTTCGTGACCTTAAAACGACCGTTAACGATCTGGCGAAAGCGCTGGCGAAGCTGCTCAATATTGACCCCAAATCATGGTCCCTGAAGTGGGATTTCAGCAACTTTATCGACCAGATGGGCGAGTTCAGCAAAATGCTGAATATGATCGCCGACCTGCTCAACGCCATTAAAGATGGCCGCTGGGCTGATGCCGCCAGCATCGGCAAACAGATGCTTAATCAGGGCAGCGAAAATCCGTCAGCGATGCCAATGGTAACAGACAGCGCCAACGGCACCGCCGACTGGATTAAAGAGCACTGGGGATTCGATCCTCGCAGCGTGGGCCGAACGGTGCGCGGCTGGTTTGGTGATGATGAGCCAGATCAGATTGGACAGGCTGCAAAGCGAGGCGAGCGCAATAATAACCCCGGAAACCTTAATTTTGCAGGCCAGGCGGGGGCTGAACTTGAGCGCCCCGGTGGCAGGTTTGCCCGATTTGAAACAGCCTTTGATGGTTTGCGCGCTCTTTCGCGCCAGCTTGTGCTGTATGCAGGGAGAGGGATTAACAGCGTAGAGAAAATTATCTCTACCTGGGCGCCCGCTTCCGACAATAACAATACAGCAGCCTATATACAGGCGGTTTCCCAACGTCTGGGAGTAAATCCTCAGGCCGCTTTAAATATTAACGACCCACAAACGATGTCGGCATTAATGAGTAGCATTATTCACCATGAGAATGGGCGAAACATCTATTCGAAGGAGTTAATCGGGAAGGCTGCCGTCGCGGGAATCGGCGGGGCGAACGTGAACCAGCAAAACACCTACCACATTTACGGTGGTGGTGATCCGCGTTCTGTCGGTACCGAGGTCGAGCGTCGGCAGCAGTCGGCAAACGCCCAGGTCATGCGCGGTAATCAAACTAAGGTGGGCTAATGGATATTCTCTCTACGCTCTTTCAGCAGCAGAGCCGGAAAATAGGGATGATTGTCCCCAGTGTGGTTGTTTCTGAGAAGCATACCGACACGCTGGAGATAACAGAGCACCCTGTCGAGGTCGGGGCCGCCATCGCCGACCATGCCTACAAAAAACCGTCTGAAGTGGTGATGGAGGTCGGTTTCGCTGGTGGCGGATCGTTGCTGGATTTTGCCAGTAACCTGACGGCTACCAGCCTGCTCGGGCTGAGTCCCCAGCAGACGTATCAGGAGATACTCGACCTGCAGGCTAGCCGTATTCCTTTCGATGTGGTGACCGGCAAACGGCTGTACAGCAACATGCTGATCCGCGCGCTGGAAGTGACGACAGACAAGACAACCGAAAACGTCCTGTCTGCCGTCCTCACCCTGAGAGAGGTTCTTATCTCGCAGACGCAGCAGATCACCGTTGCTGATAAAACCAACATGAAGGACGGGGCCAGCACGTCGGCGGTACTGAACACCGGCAACAAAACCACAAAGCCGCCAAATACCTCGTTGTTGAAAAGCATTACGGGTAATGCGGCGTCATTACTGGGGCTCGGCTAATGGCAATTCAGGAAATCCCGCTGACAGCGGATAACCAGCAATTCAGCATCATCCTGGCGGGGACCACCTGGCGGATTAGCATCACCTGGCGCGATCTGTACTGGATTATGGACCTGCAGAACGACAGAGGGGAGCCGGTAATCTCCGGTATTCCTCTCGTCACCGGCGCTGACCTGCTGGCGCAGTATGGCTATATGGGACTCGGCTTTAAGCTGGTGGTGGTCTGCGACGACAGCACACAGGATTATCCGACTAAAACTGACCTGGGCGGCCGCAGTCATTTACTGGTATCAACGGAGTAAGCATGTCACAGAACTGGATGAGACATTTCGAGCTGCAGCTCTTGGACGAGAACGGGCAGGGGATTGAGCTCAGCGATTTTAAAGTGACCTTTACGATCGACTGGTTCAACATCAGCAGCGCGTCGCGGGTCGGTACGTTCAAAATCTACAACCTGTCAGCTGATACTTCCAACAGGATTACCGGTAAAGAGTTTTCGAAAGTGCGGCTGATTGCCGGTTACGATGGTATCGCGCCGGAGGTGTCGGCAAGCGATGTCGGGACCGTGCGCGAAGTCGACGCGGCGGACGTGGGCCAGAGTGATGGCCGCAACTACGGGTTGATTTTCAGCGGTGAAATTCGCTACTCGGTCACCGGTAAAGACAGTCCTATTGATTCCTACGTCCTGATTCAGGCAGCCGATACGGATCTGGCGTTTGCCACCAGCATAACCTCGCAGACGCTGGCAGCCGGTTACACGGTCGCAGACGTGAACCGCGCGCTGATGAAAGACTTCGAGGCCAAAGGCGCGACCGAAGGCCTGACGCCTGAAATGCCTGCTACTGTGTTCCCCCGGGGCCGGGTGCTGTTCGGCATGACACGGCATCTTATGGATAACGTGGCCGGACAATGTGGGGCAACATGGCAATTCGTGGACGGCCAGCGGCAGATGGTGGCGAATAACGAATATGTTCACGACGCGATTGTGCTCAACAGCGCCACCGGGCTTATCGGCATGCCGCAGCAGACCATCGGCAACGGCGTAAACGTCCGCGCGCTGATTAACCCGAATATCCGGGTTAACGGGCTCATTCAACTGGATCAGGCTTCTGTGTATCGCACCGCGCTGTCGAACAATGATATCGCTATGGCTGGTGGGCAGATCACCGACCAGAACACGGACGGAAATATCACGCTAAGCGGCACCACGGCGCAGCCTGCCAGCATCGCAACGGATGGCGTTTATATTGTGCGCGGGATTATGTACACTGGCGACACAAGGGGCCAGGCGTGGTACATGGATATGATGTGCGAAGCGCGTGGCGCGGCGGATTTACTCTCGTCCTCAGCGCAGCAAAGGATATATTCATGAAGCGTATGAAGTTATTTCTGACAATTTCGTTACTGTTCTCCTGCTCTGCGGCTTTCGCTGATTTACAATGCGGCGGATACCGACTTCATGCAGCTGATAACGGCTGGACGAAAATCAACGGCGAGCAAGTTACATCTCAAAAAATCAAGTTTCTCGGTAAGAAAGACGATTGGGATAACGTTAAAACGGATATGGGGCTGATGCCTGCACGTGACGGTAATAATTACGGTTTCGAATTTGTGAAGCGTGAGGGGAAATCGTTCCTCAATGTCCAATTGCTTCAAAATAGCATGAATGCTCCCAAGATAATTGGCTCCTACCCATGTTCACAAATCAAGGGTGAGTGACCAATTATGAAAAAAGTTATTGTCGCTCTATTTTTGTGCTCTGTTCCTTTTGCTGCTATTTCAGCTGTTAAAAACATAACGTTTAGTGATAGCGAAAAAGTCATGCTTAAGAATCTTTTTAAATATGACCTTCAACAATTCATCCATTCTGACGCCCATATGTTTTCTTATGAAACGGTGATTGTTTCCGCTGAAAAGATTGCAGAGGATTATGATGCAAATGAAGCGAGGGGTGACAGAGACTATAAGGGTAAACCCATTGTCGTTTCTGGAACTGTCGAAAAAATTAGATCCACCATGGGCGATGTTCCAGCAGTAGAGCTAAAAACTAATGTGGGGATTAAGGGCGTTTCTTTATACTTCACTAAAGAAAACGAGAAGCTTGCGATTGATTTGAATAAGGGCGATAAAGTCAGTTACGCCTGTATAGGTGATGGCTCAGTATTAGGTGACCCTGTTCTTCGTGGTTGTCTGCCAACAGATGAATATGTAAATACAGCATCTGACGTTATGTATAAAGATTCAATGGCGATGCTGAAGGATATTAAAGACCCTAAATCAGACGCTAACACTTTTCTTTTATTTACTAAAATGATTACAAGATTAACTGATGATTATAAATTGTGCGCAGCCACTGATGCAAAATGTATCGTTAATATAATTGATACAACACCTATGGAAAAACGAAAGGCTATGGCTAGGGAAATGTCCAAAGAACTTGGTGTCAATGTCAGCGTAAAATAGCCGTCATACCTTCGACCTCATAACCCGCCACCCGGCGGGTTTTTTGCTTTCTGGAGCCTACAAAATGGCAGTATCTGACCAGACCCGCAGCGGCGACCTTGCCGAAACATTCAAATCCGAGCGGGAAACCACAAAGAACCAGATCCGCGTCGCTTTGCCTGGCATCGTTCAGTCATTCGACCCTGACGCGGTGACGGCGGTTGTGCAGCCTGCTATCCGTTCGGTTGAAACTGATAACGATGGGAACCGTATTACCAAAAATTACCCGCTGCTGGTGGATGTGCCGGTGGTATTTCCGCGCGGCGGGGGATGCACGCTGACGTTCCCGGTTAAAGCCGGTGATGAATGCCTGGTGATTTTCGCCGATCGCTGCATTGATTTCTGGTGGCAGAACGGCGGGGTGCAGGAGCCTGTCGACGACCGGGTTCATGATTTATCGGATGCGTTCTGTATCGTCGGGCCGCAGTCACAGGCGCAGAAAATCAGCGGAATCAGCACAGGGGCCGCTCAGCTGCGCAGCGATGACGGAAGCACGTTTTTTGAGATTAACCCCACTACGCAGAAAATTAAAATCGTAGCGCCTGGCGGCCTGGATGTTGTTACCCCGCTGGCCGACTTCTCGGCGAAGGTTACCATTCACGGGCTCCTGTCCTGGCTGGGTGGAATGGTGGGTTCTGTTGCTTCTGGCGTTGCATCCAAAATCACCGGCGCTGTCGAGTTTATCGGTACCGTTAAAGCTAACGGCAAGTCAATTGATGATACGCACACTCACGGCGGCGTGCAGCACGGCACCAGCAACACAGACGGGGTGAACTGATGCGATACAGACGTGAAGACGCCGACGGTGATTACACCTTTGGCAGCGGCGATGATACCTGGCTGATTAACTCACCGGAGGCCGTGGCGCAGGCGGTGAAAACGCGGTTCGAATTATGGTACGGGCAATGGTTCCTCGACACCACCGAGGGGACTCCGTGGATTCAGTCCGTACTCGGTAAGCAGAAGCCGGAAACCTACAACCTGGCGATCCGTAAGCGCATCCTCGAAACGAGGGGCGTTAAATCCATCCTCTCTTTCAATACGACAGTGAACACGACGACGCGCCGCGTCCAGTTCTTCGCTGAAATCGACACCATCTACGGAACAACGACAGTAACCAGCGAGGCATAAATGGCCCTCAATTTGGACACACTCGGTTTATCGGCAACGGTAACCGCTGAGGGGATCAGTGCGCCTGATTACCAGACGATACTCGATACCCTGACGAGCTATTTCCAGCAGATTTATGGTAGTGACGCTTATCTGGAGCCAGACAGCAAAGACGGCCAGATGGTGGCGCTGGTGGCACTGGCTGTTCACGATGCCAACAACACGGCCATTGCCGTTTATAACTCCTTTTCGCCAGCCACAGCCTTAAAAGCAGCCCTGAGCAGTAACGTAAAAATTAACGGTATTGCACGCAAAGGGGCGACAAACTCTACCGTGGATCTGGTTCTGACCGGTACCGCCGGGACGTCTATCACAAACGGTACCGTGAAAGACACCAATAACGTGATCTGGCGGCTTCCTGCCTCGGTGACGATCGGTGTCGGTGGCACGGTGGCGGTAACTGCAACCTGCTCAAACAGTGGAGCGGTTGCTGCGCTGGCCGGGACGATTACCACTATCAACACGCCTACCCGTGGCTGGGCTTCTGTAACCAACCCGGCGGCAGCCACTGTAGGTGTACCTGCTGAGCGCGATGATCAACTGCGAGTCCGGCAGAGCCAGAGTGTCGCACTACCATCGATTTCGCCCTTTGATGCTGTAGACGGAGCCATTGCGAACGTGGCTGGCGTGACACGTCACAAACTGTACGAAAACGACAAAGGGACAACAGACAGCAACGGGTTACCGGGACACTCCATTGCTGCCATCGTAGACGGCGGCGATATCACCGAAATAGCTCAGGCTATAAGGGGGAATAAGGGGCAGGGCACAACACCGTATGGGACAACTATTGTCGTGGTGCCGGATAAATATGGGAATCCTCATGATGTTGGTTTTTCAAGGTCTACTGACGTCCCGATTTATGGGCAGATCACGCTCAAAATCTTCACGGGCTACACGTCGCAAATTGGCGTACAGATTCAGCAGGCCGTCGCGGATTACATCAACGGGCTGACGATCGGCGACGATGTGCTGCTGAGCAGGATTTACTCTCCGGCTAACCTCGGCGTAGTGAGTGGTGGCAACGCGCGCTACTACGACATACAGGAGCTGCTTATTGGCAAATCAGCCGGTAGCGTAGCGGCGGCAAACATCATCATCGCCTACAACGAATCCGCGTCGTGTAAACCCGAAAACATTGTTCTAACGGTGACGTCATGAGCAAGTACACGGACTTAATCACCAACTATCACGCCACGAAGCCGAAATTTTTTGATCACGTCGACCTGAGCACGCGGCCACTGATTGATATTACGACCGCTACTCGGGGGATGATCAGTGCTTTCGACATCGATAACGCCGTCGGCGTCCAGCTCGATACGCTCGGCCTCTGGATTGGTCGCAGTCGCATAGTCAGCCAGCCGATAAGCGGCGTTTATTTCAGCCTGGACACTGACGGGCTCGGGTTCGATCAGGGGATATGGCAAGGCCCGTATGACCCCGATTCAGGCTACACCACGCTTAGCGATGAAACTTATCGCATCGTTCTTAAAGCGAAAATCGCTATCAACAACTGGGACGGACGGAATGATTCATTGCCTCCCATCCTTGACGCTGCAACTGAAGGTTCTGGCCTGAAGATGCAAATCGTCGACAACCAGGACATGACTATCTCGGTCTGGGTATTTCCCGAGACTGATATTTCTGATGTGTCTCTCGAACTGATCGCCGCTATAAAACAGGGCTATCTCACCGTTAAAGCTGCTGGCGTATGGGCCGGTGACGTTGAAACGCCTTCGGTAGAAACACCATCCGAGGGCACGAAATTTTTTGGTTTTGATATGGATAACGAATATATCGCCGGATTTGATGATGGCGCATGGGGGAAATTACTGTAATGGCGAAAAATAACTTCAAACCGTTTGCTACCGGGGCAGGCGCAAACGTAATGTCCCAGGCTGACTGGGAAGCTCTGCCTGCGCTACTTTCTGGATTCACAGCAGGCAAAGCATTCAGCGCACAGGTGAACAAAGCTATTCGGCAGGCCAGTTTTATCGCGGCAGCGCTGGCGCAGTACACCGCCAACAAAAGCGGGCTGGATGTGCTTGATGATGGTGATGTTGCAGGATTTATCTCGAAGATGTCCACCGCGTTCGGTAAGGACTTCCAGGCGCTTGACGCCACACTGACTGCACTTGCCGGCCTCGCTACAGGGGCAAATAAGCTTCCGTATTTCACCGGGACAGACACTGCTGCGCAGACGGATCTTACTTCAGTCGGGCGTGACATTATCGGTAAAAGTACAATTGCTGACATTCTCACATACCTTGGTTTGGTAGATACAGATAAACTGGCCGGTCGCCTGCTTGCTCCGCCAATG